GCGGCTTCCCGCGACGCCTTTCGGCGTTTCGGCCGGGTGCCCCCGGCGCTCGTCAGGCGGGTGTGTCAGCCAGCCCGGCGCCAGGCCGCGTTCCCGGGCAGGTGCTTGGTCAGGTGTTCCCGGGCGGTGGCGAACTCGTCCCCGATGAAGCCCAGGCGCAGGAGCCAGCAGCGGAAGGTGTACTTGGGGTTGTCGGTTTCCGGGCGGCGGGCGGAAGCGGCGCTTGATTTCAAAGCCTGGTGGGAAATCGCCATGGCCAGCTGGATGAAGCTCTTGATCTCCCCGGCGTGGAGTGTGCTTTGGAAGGCGCGGAACTCGATGGTCCCCTTTTGGAAAACGCTGTGCAGGTTCAGCAGGTGGTAGCGGCTGGTGTCGTAGTGCTGGCTGGCGTGGTAGCGCCAATCCTCGGTGTTGTACCAAAGCTGGGCGAAGGCGGCGTCCGTGGTCGGTTTGCGGCGGTTCAGCCGGGCAAGGAAATCCTGGTCGACCGGCAGGCACCAGCGGGCGCGGCGGCTTTCGGAAATTCCCAGGGCCTGTGTCAGCAGGTCCTCCTTGGCGTTAACCAGGTTGACCAGGTTGCGCAGGGTGCGGGGGGTGTGCTGGCCGCGGCCGATGTGCACGTGGACCCCGCAGCTGGTGTGCGCCCTGGCGCCTGCGGCCCGGAGTTTCCGGACCAGCTCCTGGACCGTTTCGATGTCCTCCCAGCGGCAGATCGGGCTGACGAACTCGGTGCGCTCTTCCGGCGGGCCTTCGATGCTGTTGTCGGAAACGATCTTCCAGTCGCGGCCCTGGGCGTCCGGGACCAGCCGGGTGTCGTAGGTGCCGCCGGTGTACCGGACCTGGGTGCCGAAGTGGTCGGCCAGGACCTGGGCGGCGTGTGCCCGGGTGATTCGGTTCATTTCAATCTCGATGCCAAAGGTCTGGGTTTTCATGGGGTGGTCCTCCTTTCAGGCTTCTCGCGACCGCCCGGCTGGGCGGTTTCGGCCGGGTGCTGCCCGGCGCTCGTCAGGCGAGTTGGGCGGCCTGGTCAGCGGCCTGGAGGGCGACCCTGGCGGCGCTGTCCAGGGCCATGTGTGCCCCGACGACCGCTTCGAAGGTCGGCCCGGCGCCGTAGGGCTCGGGGTCAAAGGAGTCCAGGAGGGCCTCGGCGCGGGCCGCGACCTCGCGGGCGGCCTGGGCGGCGCGGCCGGCCTCGGCCCGGGTCTCGCGGAAGGGGACTTCGGCGGCGCGGCGGGCGGCCTTTCGGGCGGCGACCCCGGCGGCGCGGACTTCGGCGGTCAGGGTGGCGGCGGCGGCGCAGAACGCGGCGGCGGCTTTTTCGGTGGTTTTCACGGCGGTGGTCCTTTCGGCCCGGCGGCTTTTTCCGCCCGCGGCCCCCGGGGCTGTGCCCGGCGCGACCTATACATCACTCCGCGCGGCGGGGTTTTCAACAACGAAACCCTTATCTTTTCCTTATGTTTTTCTTATCTTTTTGCGTCTTTTTCGTCACAAGTTGGTGCCGGGAAAAAGGCTTCCTATAACACGCGCGTAGGACCCCCGGTGGGCGGTCCCGGGCCAGCGTGACCCCGGCGCGGCACACCCCGGACGGGCTGACCCCGGGCCGGTGCGACCCCGGCGCGGTACACCCCGGACGGGCTGACTCCGGGCCGGCGCGGCCCTGGCACGGTGTACCCCGGACGGGCGGACTCCGGACCGGCGCGACCCCGGCGCGGTACACCCCGGACGGGCAGACCGCAGGCCGGCGCGACCCCGGCGCGGCACACCCCGGACGAGCGGACTCCGGACCGGCGCGACCCCGGCCGGTGGACCTTGGGTGGGGAGGGGGGATCAAATCGCTGTAGACCTATTTTTTGAGACCGCGCCCCCCTCTCGCGTGAGTTTTCGCGAAATAGGAGGGTGGGGGTATCCAGCCCAAAACTCAGAAAAACCGCCCAATTGAGCGGCTTTTCTTATAGATGTCACGAATAATGAGGAGGTTCCTATTGAATACACAGATGAACTTGCAGCGGATTGCAGTCGACAAACTCAAGCCCGCGAAATACAACCCGCGCAAGGACCTGAAACCTGGTGATCCAGCCTATGAGAAGATTAAGCGCAGCCTTCATGATTTTGGTTATGTAGACCCGGTGATCTGGAATGAAGTGACCGGAAATATCGTGGGAGGACACCAACGCCACAAGGTGCTGGTGGCTGAAGGCGCCACCGAGATCGACTGCGTAGTTGTGCATATCGAAAACCCGCAGGATGAAAAAGCGCTGAATGTCGCGCTCAACAAAGCGGTAGGTGAATGGGAACCGATCGCCTTGGCGGACCTGTTGAGCGAACTGCAAACCGCCGGCTATGACCTTGGGGCAACCGGCTTTGACGCTGCTGAGATAGATGACCTTTTCTCGAAGGTTCATGACAAGGATGTCAAGGATGATGAATGCGATATCGACCCGGATGCAGTGACACCTTTTGTTCATCCAGGTGACATCTGGACCCTGGGCAGGCATCGGATGGTGTGCGGTGACGCAACGAAAGCTGCGGACGTTGCCTTGCTCATGGATGGCCTCAAGGCCAACCTGGTCGTAACGGATCCCCCATTTAACGTCTCATATGAGAGTGCGGACGGGAAAACCATCATGAATGACAGCATGGCGGACGGGAAGTTCTATGAGTTTCTGCTGGCAGCTTTCCAGAACATGGCAACGCATATGGCAGAGGGCGGCTCCGCCTACATCTTTCACGCGGACACAGAGGGCCTGAACTTCCGGCGTGCGTTCAAAGAGGCTGGCTTTCATATATCCGGCGTATGCATCTGGGCCAAAAACTCTCTGGTGCTGGGCAGGTCCCCCTACCAGTGGCAGCATGAGCCCGTGCTGTTCGGCTGGCTTCCTAACGGTAAGCATCGCTGGTTTTCCGATCGCAAGCAGACGACCATCTGGAACTTTGATAAGCCCAAGCACAGCGCGCAGCACCCAACCATGAAGCCCATCCCGCTGTTGGCTTATCCCATCAAGAACAGCTCGGCTCCCAATGGCATAGTGCTGGACCCGTTTGGTGGTTCAGGTTCTACGCTCATTGCGTGTGAGCAGACAGATCGCATCTGCCGAACGATGGAACTGGATCCGAAGTACGCTACGGTGATTGTTCAACGTTGGGCTGACCATGTTGGTTCCATCGCGGAGATCCATGTGCTGCGGAATGGCACTGAGATGGGTTTTGAGGAAGCGACTGCCAATGATTAGGGCAGTAAAAATGATGAAGAAAGGAGGTGTGCCAGTTGGCGACTCCAGGCAGAAAGCCCAAGCCTACAGCCCTCAAAATGCTGGAAGGTAACCCGGGCAAACGTCCGCTCAACGAAAGAGAGCCCGTCCCCCCCAAGGGAAGCATTAAGTGCCCTGAGTGGTTGCTACCGGAAGCGAAGAAAGAGTGGAAGCGGCTGGCACCCTCCCTGGAGGCCATGGGCGTCTTGACAGTTCTGGACCTGGCTGCCTTCGAGGGCTATTGCCAAGCCTATGCCCGGTGGAAGGAAGCTGAAGCGTTCATCGCACAGCACGGGTCCATCTTCAAGACGCCCAGCGGTTATGTGCAGCAGGTGCCGCAGGTGAGCATCGCTCAGCAGAGCTTGAAAATCGTGCAGTCCTTCTGCTCGGAGTTCGGACTGACACCTGCGACACGCGCGCGCATTATCGCTGCCGGCGGCGGGAAGGATGATACTTTCTCCGAGGATCCCATGGAGAAGCTGTTGAAAGGCGGGTGGAACAGTGGCCTATGACGAGCAGAAAGCCGCCCGCGTCATCAACTTCATCGAGTGCCTGAAGCATACCAAGGGCGAATTCCACGGGAAGCCCTTCCATCTCCTACCCTGGCAGAAGAAGATCATTCAGGATGTGTTCGGTACCGTTCGCGAAGAGGATCCCACCATGCGTCAGTTCACCACTGCATACATCGAAATACCAAAGAAACAAGGTAAGTCTGAGCTTGGCGCCGCCATCGCGTTGAACATGCTGGTCAACGATGATGAATGGAAGGCCGAGGTGTACTCCTGCGCGTCCGACCGCCAGCAGGCAGCCATTGTATTTGATGTCGCTGTGGATATGGTAAAGCAGTCTCCGCCGCTGCTCAAGCGCATTAAGATCATCCCGTCCATGAAGCGCATGGTGTATCAGCCCACCGGTAGCATTTATCAGGTGTTATCCAGCGAGGTGGCGACCAAGCATGGTTTAAATGTGTCGGCCTGCATCTTTGACGAGCTGCACACCCAGCCCACCCGTGCATTGTATGACGTCATGACCCAAGGCTCGGGTGACGCGCGCAAGCAGCCCTTGTGGTTTCTGCTGACGACGGCCGGGACTGATCGCAACTCCATCTGCTGGGAAGTGCATCAGAAGGCGGTGGACATATTGGAGGGCCGGAAAGCCGACCAACGTTTCTACCCGGTTATCTTTGGCTTGCCAGATGACGCCGATTGGACGAGCGAAGAGAACTGGTACAAGGCGAATCCCTCCATTGGACACACCATCACCATTGACAAAGTACGGGATGCTTTTCATAAAGCGCAGGAAACGCCGGCGGATGAGAACATGTTCCGGCAGCTGCGCCTGAATCAGTGGGTCAAACAGTCCATCCGCTGGATGCCCATGGACAAGTGGGATGAATGCGGAGGCGTGGTTAATCCCTATGAGCTGGAAGGCAGGGTCTGCTATGCAGGCCTTGATCTGTCCTCAACAAGCGACCTGACCACCTTCGTGATGGTGTTCCCTCCCCTGGATGAGGAGGAGCCCTATACGGTCCTACCTTTCTTCTGGCTGCCGGAGGAAACACTGCCCCTGCGTGTCCGGCGTGATCATGTGATGTACGACCAGTGGGAACGCCAGGGCTTCCTGCAAACCACTGAAGGGAATGTTGTGCACTATGGCTTTATCCAGCAGTTTATCCGCGACCTGGGTGAGCGCTACAACATCCGGGAGATTGCCTACGACCGCTGGAACGCGACAATGATGGTCCAGCAATTGGAAGATGATGGTTTCACCATGGTCCCCTTTGGCCAGGGTTTCAAAGACATGAGCCCGCCTACCAAGGAACTGATGCGCATCGTGCTGGAGCGCAAGCTCAACCACGGAGGTCACCCTGTGCTGCGGTGGAATATGGATAACGCCTTCGTGCGGACGGACCCAGCCGGCAACCTGAAAATTGACAAAGAAAAGTCCACCGAGAAGGTGGACGGTGCGGTTGCGCTGGTGATGGCACTGGACAGGGCGATGAAGAACCAGAATGGCGGATCTGTCTATGATGACCGCGGCTTTTTGATCCTGGAGGGCTGAGGAATGCCAAGAAAACCCAAGCGCCCATGTAGATATCCAGGCTGCCCGAGTCTATCCGAAGATGTGTACTGTGCTGTTCATCGTCCGTTGTATGCACGCGAGAACGCCACAGCCCGGGGGTATGACGCTAGATGGCGGGCGGCCAGGAAGCGATACCTGAAGGGAAATCCCCTGTGCATAGGGTGCCGATGCAACGGCAAACTCTCACCGGCTACAGTGGTTGATCATATCCTCCCTCATCGCGGGGAGGAGAGCTTGTTTTGGGATGAGAGCAACTGGCAGCCCCTCTGCAAGCGCTGCCATGACAGAAAGACCGGCAGCGGTCTGTGAACGATAGGAGTGAATGCATGAAGAATCCCTTCTCCAGGTTGGGGCACGCGCGGGACAAGCCCTCCAATTCCGTCAGCACCGCCCCGACCTTTCTCTTTGGACCAAGCGGTGCTGGCAAGTCGGTCAGTGTACAGTCTGCCATCCAGGTTTCCGCTGTGTATGCCTGTGTGCGTGTAATCGCGGAAACTATCGCCAGCTTGCCGCTGCACGTTTATAAAACGACGGATGCGGGGAGCGCTAAGGCCACAGACCACACCCTCTATCGGATCCTGCACGATGAGCCGAACCGGGAAATGACATCCTTTGTCCTGCGGGAGACAATGCTGACGCATCTGCTTCTTTGGGGCAATTCCTACAGTCAGATCATCCGTACCGGCCGCAACCAGATCGACAGCCTGTACCCCTTGCTGCCGGATCACATGGATGTGGACCGGGACAGCAAAGGAAAGCTGAGCTACACCTACACAACCAGTGAGGGCAGGATCTACCGTCTGGCACCCGAGGAAGTGCTTCACATTCCTGGACTAGGCTTTGATGGCGTTGTAGGTTACAGCCCCATCGCGCTGGAGAAGAATGCCATCGGGCTTGGGCTTGCCGCGGAAGAGTATGGCAGCAAGTTCTTCTCCAACGGCGCGCGCCCCTCGGGTATCCTAACCCATCCCAATACGGTCAAGAACCCCAAGGTGCTAAGAGAGAGTTGGAACACGGCATACGGCGGATCCTCCAATAGCGGGCGAGTAGCCATCTTGGAAGAAGGCATGAAGTTTGAAACCATCTCCATGCCCAATAACGAGGCGCAGTTTCTGGAGACCCGGAAATTCCAGGTATCGGAGATCTGCCGCATCTATCGCGTCCCCCCGCACCTGGTGGGCGACCTTGAGCATGCTACCTTTTCCAACATCGAGCACCAGTCCATCTCCTTTGCGGTCCATACCATCCGGCCATGGCTGGTGCGCATCGAGCAGGCCATCAATCGCTCGCTCTTCTCAGAAAAGGAAAAACGGAACTTCTATGCGCAGTTCAACATCGATGGGCTCATGCGGGGCGCCTACAAGGAGCGCATGGAAGGCTATGCCATCGCCCGGCAGAATGGATGGATGAGCGCCAATGACATCCGGGAGCTCGAAAATATGAACCCGCTGACCGAGGACCAGGGTGGCAGCACTTACCTGGTCAACGGCAACATGATCCCCATCATTGCTGCCCGAAAGGAGGAATCAACGAATGGCTAAACAATTCTGGAACTGGTCGAAAAGCGACAACAGTGAGGAACGCATGCTCTTTCTGGAAGGCGTGATCGCGGAAGAATCCTGGTTTGAAGACGATGTGACACCTGCCATGTTCAAAGCGGAACTGCTGTCCAGGAACGGCCCCATTACCTTGCACATCAACAGCCCTGGCGGCGATGTCATTGCCGCATCACAGATCTATACCATGTTGATGGATTACCCGTTCGACATCAGGGTACAGATCGATGGCATTGCGGCAAGTGCGGCTTCTGTAATTGCCATGGCCGGTACCAAGGTTTGCATGTCACCCACTAGTTTAATGATGCTGCACAATCCGCTCACTGTTGCGCTTGGTGACAGTGAAGAAATGCGTAAGGCCATCCAGCTACTGGATGAGGTGAAAGAAGGCATCATCACCGCATATGAGATCAAGACCGGGCTGTCCCGCGCCCGGCTGAGTCAGATGATGGACGCAGAGACCTGGATGAACGCGCTCAAAGCAAAGGAGCTCAGATTCTGTGATGAGGTACTGTACCAGGAGGAGGCAACAGAGCCTATCAAAAACAGCTTCACCTTTTCCCGTCGCGCTGTCACCAACAGCCTGCTGGACAAGCTCAAAGCCTGCATCCCTAAGGAACCGCCTGATCCACTCCCTAACCTACCGACTGACCCGCTACCCGATCCACCGCTAGATACGGAGCCTGTAATTGAACCCACCAACCGTGTGAACGCGTCAGACCTCGAAAAAAGGCTGGCGCGTTTTCAATATGTATGAGGAGGAACCCCCTATGAATCAGATCCTGGATATGCGCGAAAAGCGCGTTAGCCTGTGGAACGCCGCCAAAGCCTTTCTGGACAGCCGGCGGGCAGAAGACGGCACGCTCTCCGCGGAAGATTCTGCTACCTACGAAAAGATGGAAGCCGATGTCATCCGCATGGGCAAGGAGATTGAGCGCCTGGAACGGCAAGAAGTTCTGGACTTGGAGTTTGACCGCCCGACCAGCCGCCCGCTGACCTCTGCCCCCGAGACGCTGAAGGACAAAACCAAGCATGGCCGCGCGTCCGACGAGTACAAGAGCGCTTTCTGGCGGGCTATGCGGGACAAATCCGTTTCGTTTGAGGTACTGAATGCACTTCAGATTGGTGCTGACAGCGAAGGTGGACACCTCGTCCCGGATGAGTACGAGCGCACGCTGGTGGAGGCGCTTCAGGAAGAGAACATCTTCCGCGGTTTCGCGCACCTCATTCAAACCAGTTCCGGTGACCGGAAGATCCCCGTCGTGACCAGCAAGGGCACCGCGTCCTGGATTGAGGAAGAGGCCCCATATCAGGAGAGCGACGATGCTTTCGGCGCGGTTTCCATTGGCGCGTACAAGCTGGCAACCATGATCAAAGTATCGGATGAACTGCTGAATGACTCAGTCTTTGACATCGCTGGTTACATCGCCAAGGAGTTTGCCAGGCGCATCGGTGCGGCAGAGGAAGAAGCCTTCATTGCAGGGAACGGCACAGGCAAGCCGACTGGCCTGCTGCATGCCACCCTGGGCGCTCAGGTTGGTGTGACGACTGCTGCAGCCACTGCAATCACCTTTGATGAGGTGATGGACCTGTTCTACAGCCTACGCGCCCCCTACCGCCGCCAGTCTGTGTTCCTGATGAACGACAGCACGGTCAAGGTTCTGCGCAAGCTGAAGAACGGTGCGGGCGACTACATTTGGCAACCCTCCATCACGGCAGGTACTCCGGACAAGGTCCTGAACTGCCCGGTCTACACTTCGTCCTTCGTGCCGGCTGTCGCGGCTGAGGCGAAGACCATCATCTTTGGCGACATGGACTACTACTGGATCGCGGATCGTGAAGGCAGAAAGTTCAAGCGCCTGAACGAACTTTATGCGCCGACTGGCCAGGTAGGTTTCCTGGCGTCGCAGCGGGTTGACGGAAAACTGGTGCTGCCGGAAGCTGTCAAGGTACTTCAGCAGAAGGCCTAATCAGCCTGACTAGATGATTATGCAGGGGTTGTTCAGGTGAGCAGCCCCTGCTTCTTTGGAGGAAAGAGAATGAGTGATACCCATAACACCCGGAACTATGCCGCGCACGGCGGTGGCGAATGGGTTATCGGCGGGAAGCTGACGGTCCTACAAGGCGCAACCGTGGAGGGGCTGACCTCCACCACGGCACCTGCCAGCGCAGAAGCACTGGGCGGTATCAAGGCGGCAGCCAAAGCGGTGACAGATACCGTGGAGGCGAAGATTGGCGAGGATGCCAAGCTGTATGTACCTACGTACCCAGAAGACTATGTGCTTCCGGCCGCAGCAGCGGATGCCCTGGGCGGTGTGAAACTGGCGGAGAACCAGGCCGACAGCACGGCCTCAACCATCGCAGCCCTGAACCTTGAGTTCAATGCCCTGCTGGTCAAACTGAAAGCAGCCGGCATCATGGCCCCTGACGTAGAAGGCTGATGAAAGGAGAACAGCATGATCCTGACGGTGGAGGAAGCGAAGGCGCATCTGCGCTTACAGCATGAAGAAGAGGACGCGTACCTGGCTTCCCTCCTCCTTCAGGCGCAGGCTGCGGCTGAGGACTACTGCCGGGTGACCTTTGATGAAACGGCTCCGCAGGCTGTGCGTCTCGCGGTCCTGCTCATGGTCAGCCACTACTACGAGAACCGGGATAACCCGGACAAGCAAATCTACATCACCATGCGGATGGCGTTTGAGAACCTGCTTTACCCGCACCGGGACCCGGAGAAAATGTTCTAACCCATGTGAAGGAGGTGAAACAAGATGCGCGGCTATAAGAACTTTGAGAGCGACCCGCATCCGGGAGACCTCCGCCACCTGGTAGAGGTTGGCTACACAGAGAACCTGATCAATGAGAATGGCTATCCCGACCCACAGGATATTGTGATCTGCCGGGTCTGGGCGGCCACAATCGACGCGGGCAACCAGCACTACCGGGCCGCGGACGTGATGAACGCGGAAGCGGTGATCAACTTCACCATCCGTTACCGGACGGACATCAAGCCTGGCATGTGGGTGCGCTTCCGCGGTGAGAAGTGGTACATCTCCACCTTGGGCGAGTATGCATTCAAGCGCAAGTACCTGGGCCTGAAAGCCTCCACCTCCAAGGGGGTGAGTGGATGAAGCGGGTCCAGCAAGCCCTGTCCAGCCTGAGCATTCCTGTGTTTGCGGGGATCTGGCGGGCGACGTCCAGCAACCCCATCGCGCCGGATCAATACCTGGTGTACTCCACCACCACCCGTGAAGAAACACACTTCGATGATCGGGTGATAGCTACCCGCACCTTCGTGTACCTGAACCTCTGGAGCGCAGGAGACCCTACCCCGACCGCGGACCTGGTTCGTAACGCTATGTATGCCGCTGGCTTTGGCATGGTGGAGGAAACTGACCGCGGCTATAACGAGCCGGCCTATGACGTGGGCACGCGCATGTACACGGTGCATTGGACCTGGAGCCTGTACGAGGAGGTGCCCCGTGGCGATTGAACTGCGCGGCTTTGATGACCTTCGGGATGACCTGATCAACATGGCGGCTGCCTTGGAACAGGGACCCGGCGTGACCCGCGCGCTCCAGGCAGGCGCTGTGCCCATTGAGGAACAGATGCTGCACAACGCGTCCACGGACCCCAAGATCATCTCGGGCGATCTGCATGATTCTATCCGAACCGGCGGCGTGAAGAAGAAACGCGAAGGCGGCAAGCGCATCACCATTGGTGTGCACCACTCAGAACGTGGTGCATTTTACAGTAACCCGGTCGAGTTCGGGCATGGCGGACCAGCGCCAGCGCCCGCCCATCCCTTTGTCCGGCCTGCCTTTGACGTGAAAGCGCCGGAGGCTTTCGAGGAAATGAAGCGCGTCCTGCGGGACGAAATATCCAACACATAAAGGAGAATATCTATGCCAGCAACCGCATCGCCCGCCGTGTCCAGCACGGTGGGTCTTAAAAACATGGTTATCGCGCCACTGACGGTGGACACGGAGACCACCATCACTTATGGCGCTCTGCAACTGGTCGCCGGAGCCATCGAAGCGACCATCACCCCGGAGAATACCGATCCTGAAATCCAGTACGCGGACGACATCGAGTTTGACGTGCTCTATCCGGATCCGGAACTATCCTTCAAGACGAAGATGGCAGACATCCCGCTGTCCATCCAGGAAGCCGTTTTCGGCAATAACATCGATGATAATGGCGTGCTGGTGCGCGCCGCGGTGGATAAGCCCCCGTATTACGCGGTGGGCTTCAAGTCTGAGAAGTCCAACAGCAAGTACCGCTTCGTGTGGCTCTACAAGGTCCGGGCGAAGCCGGTAACGGAGACCTACGCCACCAAGGAAGGCGGCACCGTCACCCGCCAGACCGGAGAGGTCGAGTGGACCGCCATCAAACGCACGCACGATGGTCTGTATCAGGCGATCGCGGATGAGGGCGAGAACGGCTTCACGACCGCCATGGGCGCAACCTTCCTGGAGACTGTGTACGACCCAACCTTCACGGTGACGCCGGAACGACCTATAACATGAAGCTACCGCTCAGTTCAGTGCTGGGCGGCAGCTTCTTGATGAAAGCGAGGTGATCCCATGGTGACCTGTACCCTGGGAGACAAAAAATACAGCGTGGACTTCATCTCCGGGCGCGCGCTCCGGGAAATGGAACCGGCTTCGAAGATGTATGGGAAGCTGGTCGCCCTGTCCAAGGCGGCTGTGGAAGGCCAGGACGTTTCAGGCGAAAAGCTGACCATCCCGGAAGCCTTGGACACGATGGTCCAGTGGTTCTGCATCCTGTTTGGAAGCCAGTTTTCACCGGATGACGTCTACGACCACTATCCCGTCGACCGCCTGATGCACGATATCGCTCTGGCGATCCTGGCAGTGCAGACACAGACGACCGAGGTGCTGGACTCTTTTCCTACGAAGCCGGCAGCGCAGGAAGCGGAGGAGATCCTGGAGAGCCAGGCGCCCTGACGCTGCCGGAATATGTCTATGCGACCTACAACACGCTGCTCAAGTCTGGATGGCGGATGAAGGAAATCGACGAGATGGACATGCTGGGCTTTCTTCAAGTACGTGCCTGGGATGCTCAGCGTGAGCATAGCAGCCAGGAGCCGAAAGCGGCCTTCATTGATCAGGTGTGGCCCAACATGAAATAAGGAGGTGTTCTAATGAGCGAAGTCCTGCGCGAGTTGGTGGTGGCGCTGTCGCTGGACAGCGATAATTTCAGCCGCAACCTGCGTACCATCAATCAGCAGATCAAGGAAGCGGAGAGCACCTTCAAGCTGGCCGGCGCTGGGGTCACCAATTTCGAGAAGTCCATCCAAGGCACGGAAGCTCGGCTCGCCCTGCTCAGCAGCAAGCAAAAGGAGCAAACCCGCGCGGTCGACCAGTATTCGCGCGCGCTGGTACAGACAAACCAGAAGCTGACCGACTCCTTCTCCCGGCAGGAGAAGATGAAGCAGTCGCTTGAGCAAGCACGCGTTGAATATGAGCGACTCAAAGGCGAGGTGAATGCCGCAGGCCAGTCATACAACCGGCTGCGCGCCTTTCTGGGCGATACTGATTCTGCCACCATTGCCGCCAAGCAAAACCTGGAAAGGTTCAAGGCGGAGAGCCTGGCCGCTCGGGATAAAGTGAAGCTGCTGGAAGGGCAGATCAAGTCCAATACCAAGACCCTGCAGAACAATGCGGACGCGGTGTCCAAGGCTGCTACCAACCTCAACAATGCCAAGGCGGAGCTCAAGGCCACCGAGGCCGAACTCAAGAAGCTCACCCAGGAACTCTATCGGCAGCAGTCTGCCTGGACCAAGGCGGGCGACCATCTTGCGGCTTTTGCGAAGAAGAGCGAAACGGTATCCAAGTCGCTCGTATCGGCCGGTCGGGGCTTCTCCCGTGCGCTCACAACGCCCATCCTGGCGCTGGGGGCTACGGCGATCAAATCATCCATTGACTTTGAAAGCGCCTTTACTTCTGTACGCAAAACCGTGAACGCGACGGACGAAGAGTTCTCCGTACTATCGAAATCCATTAAGGATATGTCTACCCAGGTGGCCGCATCTGGTACGGACATCGCGGAGGTCGTCGCGGTTGCGGGTCAGATGGGCATCTCCAATGAACACCTGATGACCTTTGCCAAGACCATGATCGACCTGGGCAACAGTACAGACATCGTGGCCAACGATGCAGCCCTGACGCTGGCCAAGTTCGCCAACATCGCGGACATGAACCAAGCAGAGTTTCAAAATCTGGGCTCCACCCTGGTTGACCTGGGCAATAACTATGCCGCTACAGAATCCCAGATCCTTGAAATGTCTATGCGCCTGGCAGGCGCTGGGCATCAGGTAGGCCTGAGCGAAGCGCAGATCCTGGGCTTTGCGACCGCGCTATCTGCTGTGGGCATCGAAGCGCAAATGGGCGGCTCCGCCTTCTCCAAAGCCCTGGTCAAGATGGAAGTGGCCTCAGAGACTGGCGGTCAAGCCCTGAAGGACTTTGCCGCGGTTTCCGGGATGACCGCACAGCAGTTCAAACTGCTCTGGGACAACAACCCGGCGGAGGCTTTCCAAGCTTTCATTGGCGGGCTGGCGAAGATGGATGAAGAGGGCGCCAGCGCCATTGCGACCCTGGCAGAGATTGGCATCAGCGAGGTTCGTTTACGCGACACCCTGATGCGCGCAACCAATGCCACACAGTTGTTCCGGGACACTCAGGTGACCGCGAATAAAGCCTGGAAGGATAACAGCGCCCTGACTGTGGAAGCCAACAAGCGCTATGCCACTACCCAGAGCCGGCTGACGAACCTCAAGAACACCGCCTTGCTCTTTGCTCAGAAGGTGGGCGATGACATGAATCCTGCCTTGCAGAACATGATCACCCGCGCCAATGAGATGCTGGCCGCCTTCCTGGCGATGGATGAAAGCCAGCGCATGAACATCATCAAGTTCGCGGGCTTTGCGGCAGCCATTGGCCCGGCGCTCCTCATCCTGGGCAAGACAGTCGGAACGGTGGGAAAGCTGTCCGCTGGCCTGGGCAAGTTCGCTAATGGCATGGGCAAGTTCTCCGCCAGCGTGAAGATGGCAGGCGGCGGGCTGGGCGGCTTTGTGAAGACCATCGGCAGTTCAAAGCTGGCCATGGCTGCCTTATCAGCCGCGATCATCTACGGCGCGGTGAAGCTGGTCGACTATGCCACGGGCGCCAAGAAGGCCCGCGAAGCTCTACAGGGGATGCAAAAGACCGCGGATAACTGGAAGTCCACTGCCGCCGACACCTTTTATGGAAAGGGTGGGCTCTCTTTCTTTGGTATGAGCGAAGAGGACTTCACCCGCGACAAGCAGAACGCGACAGAGTGGATGAACGACCTGCTGGAGGTATGGGCAGGTAGCAAATACAAAAAGCAGGCAGTCATCAAGGAGTGGACCGAGTCCTTCCAAGGGCTGACCGAGCAGACCCGGAGCGCGCTGCAGGGGATGCAGATCGACGCAAAGGACGCCGGTTACACCTCCCTGTCCGAGCAGATGGAAAGGGACATCAAGACCCTGGACAGTCTGGACAAGGAGATCAGCCGGCTGCTCAAGAGGCGACAATCCGGAAAGTTCAGCGAAAAGGACAAGCTGAAGCTGCAGGAGTTGGTGGACGCCCGCGAAGCCATTGAGATCAAGTACAAGCTAACCGCGGCAGGCGCGGAGGGCTTTGAGACCATTCAGCAGAAGATTGACGCGGAAATCGCCCGCGCGCAGGCGAGGGGCAAAACCGACGCGGATGCATCTGTGTATGAAGCGGCGGTCGTGGCTTCAGCCGAGGGCATGGCCGCCATGAACGCGCAGCTGGATGCGCAGTATGACAAGGAATACCAGCTCATCCAGCTCATGAAAAACGGTGCCGAGCAGGAAGAAGCCTTAGCCGCTCTGAACACCCGGTACATTGAAAACCGCAAGCAGGCGGCACTGGAATACGCACAACTCTTGGCCGGGCTGATCCTGCCTGTGTGGAACCAACCGGAAATCCAGGAGGCCGGGACGGACATCGACGCGCTGACTGAAAAGCTGCGGGCCTACAACCTGGCGCAATCCAACAATGACCAGCAGGGCATGGCGACCGCGTTGGATGAGATGAACAAACTCACCGAGGGTATGGATGAAGGCGCCCTGACCGAATACCTGGGCGTCCTGACCCAGATCCAATCTCTCCTTGACAGCGGAATGAGCCAGGAAGAGGTCAGCGCTCTGTTCCCGGAAATCGACTTTACCACTCAGATGGAGCAGATGGCGGCGCTCACACAGTTTGTGACCGACCATCAAGGCACTTTGACCGGCCTTAGTGAGATGCTCTCCCTTTCCCTGCCCGAAGAAGTGCTCAAGATCGCCACTGACCTGGACATGACAGGCGCGCAGGCGAGGTGGGATACGTTTGCCAGCAATCCAGGGGCGATTACCACAGACGCAGTGATCGACAGCTATTCTGAATCCGAAAACGTCATCATGCTGCAGCCCAAGGTGACTGCCTTCGTGGACAAGTACACCGAGGTGGCAGAAGGCGCCAGCAAAGCGTCCCTCACCCCGCATGGGCTGGTGGCCTATGTAACTAGTTATGCAGAAACTGCACTGGGTGCGGATGTCAGCGGGCTCACCCCGACAAATATCACCGCCATGGTGGCCGCGTACAAAGAACTGGCTGCCGGAGCGGATGTTAGCACCCTCACCCCGGATGAGATCACTGCTTACATCGCCAAGTACCTGGAAAAGGAAAAGGTGGACACTGCCGGTCTCACACCGGATGGGCTGACCGCCTTTGTGCTGGCCTATGAAGAAGCGACTGGCGGAGCAACGACGGCGGCCCTCAGCCCTAGCGGCATTGCCGCGACCGTGACAGGCTACCTGCAGGCGGAGGGCATTGATACTACCAACCTCACCTCCCCGCAGATTGATGCCATTGTAAACGCCTATGCCGAGGCTACCAATGTTGATAAAACAGCGCTTAAGGCAGAAGTAATTGCCCTGATCACGGCTTACCAGGACAAGGAGGGCGTGATTCGCCCTGCCTACATCCAAAGCCAGATCGCCATCACCGGCTATGACCTGACCGCCTACAACGCTTTTGTGGCGGCAAATCCTGTCACGCTCAAGGGAGTGGTGCGTCTTTCAGAAAAGTATGAGAACCCATCAGACATACTCAACGATCCGAACGCGGCCTTCTGGGAAAATGGCAAAGAGGTTCCGGTCAACCTCGTTCCCGCCAGCAAGATCAGCGCAGACACCCTCATGGCTTATGAGGAAGACGGCACGCTGCATGTGCTCATTACCCCGAAAGTAACTGGCACCCCGGAAGCGGTCGCGGAGGCTGCGCAGGAAGTGACAACGCCCGGAGATTTCACCAGCGGCAAATGGGGCTATAGCACCATGAGCGTCGTGAAGATGCTCAACGTGCAGCTGCAAAACTACCTGAAGGCCAAGGGCGGGATCCTAGACTTTGACTGGTTCGGATTGGGCGCGAAAGGCGCGGTGAACCAGGAACTTGGCGACAAGATGAGCGGAGAAAACCTGGCGGGGCTGCAAACCTATGTAGCGGAGGTCGTCGCGACCATCAAGGCTGGCGAAGGCGTCAGCGAAGAGGACATGGCCAACCTCCAGGCCATCCTGACCTTTGTATCCAATCTTGAAACCGCCGAAGTCGGCGAGAACATCGTGGCTGGCATCAGCGGCGCCATGGCACAGGCCGGCTGGTCCACGGATGCTGAAACCACGGCGGGAAATCTTGAGGCGGCGATCAACGCGGCGCTGGGAATCCAGTCCCCGAGCACGCGCATGGTCCCCGTTGGCCAAAATGTAGCCACCGGCATCGGCCAGGGCTTGGCGGCATATGACCTCACCAGCGAAGTAAGTACCCTGGTGAACCG